TGGATACCAGATGATAAGGTCCCACGCCGAAATTCATGCCCTGCTTTTTCCAGATACGGATCCAGATGGGACGGTAACCGTTGTCGGCAAACATATTCACGCTGTACACGCTGGTCGGTTCAATGAACTGGGAACCGGTGGCGTAAAGGTCGCCCAGGTTCCAGCAGACGATGTCCGCGTATTTGCACAGGTGCTTGATCACCGGCCTTATGGTCTGAAACCACGGCTCGATGCCCGCCTTTTCGTATTCCTTGCCCACGCCGTAAGGCGGCGAAGTGACGGCGCATTGCGCGCGGCCGCCGTCCATCAGCTTTGCGAAGTCAGCCTCGCTGGCGGAGTCCCCGCACATGAGGCGGTGCTTGCCCAGCAGCCAGATATCCCCGCGCCGCGTGATTGCGCCTTCGCCTTCGATGCGTTCTTTTTCCTTGTCCACATCGAAATCGTCCTGCACCGCTTCTTTGGAATAAAAGCGGTTGAGCAGCTCGTCTATTTCCGAAGTGTCAAAACCTGTGAGGGACACGTCGAACGCGCCCGCATCAAGGTCGGCCATCAATTCGGCCAGCTTAGTTTCGTCCCACTCGCCCTGAATCTTGTTGAGCGCGATATTGAGCGCCTTTTCGCGCTGCGGATCAAGATCGACCACCACGCAGTCGATTTCGGTCTGCCCCAAATCCAGCAGCACCTTCAACCGCTGGTGGCCGCCGACCACATTGCCGGTTTGACTGTTCCAAATGACAGGCTCGACATATCCGAACTCCTCTATGGAACGCTTTAGCTTTTCATATTCTTTATCGCCAGGCTTTAAGTCCCTGCGTGGATTATATGCCGCGGGATTTAAAAGCTCGGCTTTGATTTTTTGAATGTTCAAATCAACCACCTCTTCTCGCCGTAAGCAGCCGCTCCATAGCGTCGTCGTGGGGCGTCGCGCCTTTATAATCCGACGCGCAGTTTTCGCGCACCACTTGGTAAATCTGATACCACAGGTTGTTGGCCTGCTTCATGAATGATTGCGACATCGACACATAAGGCGATGGAATGGCGTTGCCGGTGGTCGGATGTTTAGCCAGGAAGCCGAACTCGGTGATGCATTCCTCGCACTGGATCCACCGCGCCACGCTCTGGGCGTATTGCTCGATTAGCTGCGCGGGGATAAGATGCTCGCACCGGCGTTCCTTAAGCCACTGCCATGTTTTTTCGTATATTTCCACCGCCAGCGTCGCCTTGCCGTTCTTTTGCTTTGCCGCAAGATACTCCCTTGGCGGCGGCATGCTTTGTCCTTCCAGATCTGCAGTGTCCGTAAACTCCATTACCATAAGCTTGCGTCTGCCTGGGTTTCCTTCCAGAATCTTGTCAGCCAGCGGCTTTTTCTTTTGTCCCGCGCCAATACGCGCTCCGCCGCGGCTGGTACCGTCCTTTGCCACACACATCACCTCGCTTTCCGAAAAATTTTAAGGGTATATACCCGTTTGAAACTGCGACTTTTCGCGCGCGACCCCACGCCCGTTGCACGCTTGAAAGCTCGCGGAGATTTTGACCGCCCCTCGCGGCTAAAAAAATCAACGTCTGCGCCAGCGTCCGCCTTCACGCGCTGTGATCTCGGAGTGACAACTGGAACATAAACTCATAAGGTTGCTCTCGTCATGGGAGCCGCCCTTGGACAGCGGCGCGATATGGTGAACCTCCTCGGCGGGCGTAAGCCTGCCGACCTTGAGACACCGCTCGCACAACGGGTGCGCCGCGATATACCGGTCGCGGATGCGCTTCCACGTCCGGCCATAGCGTTTACGCGCGGCAGGGTCCCGCTCGTATTTGTTGTACCTTGCGTCCATTTCCTTTTGATGCTTCTCGCAATGCCGGCCGTCCGTCAGCTCCGGGCAGCCCGGATAGCTGCACGGCCGCTTGGGTTTCCTTGGCATACGGCCGCCTCCCGGGTAAAGTAAAAGCCTCCGCAGCGGCTGCTACGAAGGCTTCTTGCTTTGCAATTTTTGATGTTACCAGTATAACACCGCAAAAAGCAAAAGTCGTCCGCGATTTTGGACATATTATTTGCCGTACAGCAAGATGGTCAGTCTCTCCAACGCGCGGTTTTTCTTTTTGTAGGCTGAGGAACGTTCGATATGGAATCGGTCGCAGATGTTCCCAATCGCGTCGACCTGCCGTGAATCCTCGTTATAATAGAACTCCGACAAAACAAACTGTTCATCCTCAGTCAAAGCGTCCCACGCGGGTTTGAACCATTCCATATACTCCAACGCCCTGCGGTATCGTTCCTTGAGAACGTCGATTTCGTCCAGCGTCGCCGCCAGCCGCGCTTCACCGGCTTTCGGGTTTTTCGTTCCGGGTATACCGGTCGGCGTGGACGAGCGCATCGCCGTCAGCTTTTCCGCAGCCTCATCCAAATCGTCGGAGTGGTTCCGAATGATATACTCCATGCTGGAGTAATCCTTCAAGGCGTCGATGACCGCCGCCCTTTTATCTAAATATATCCAAGCTATCGTCATGAGCCGGCACCTCCAAGGTATCAAGAATGGATCGCACATCCTCGACGCTTGTCACTTTGAAGGCCTTGCCCTTGGCGGCTCTGATTCTTTGGATCGTAGCTTCCTGCAGCTTTGTCAGCTTGCCGGAGGTTGTCTTCACCTCGAAGGCGACGAACCTGCCGCCTATGCAGCAGATGATGTCCGGCAGACCGGCTGTGCCGTACATGCCGCCGTGCTCTTTCCAGCAAAAGCAGCGGGGCACAGTCTTTAGATAACGCATGATCGCGTTCACAATGTCCTTTTCCGTCATACCAACCCTCCGTTCCGAACGGCCGCGAACGGGAGACGAACGGGTCTGAAACCGGATTTGTCCGGTTTTTATGCGGGTTTGAACGGAGTGAACGGGTATCCAGCCGCTTCTTATATATATCTTAATTTTTTTACTACATATAGCTTTCTGGTTCTATACGCAAGAAATAGGGAAAAGCGGTTCAACCCGTTCAACGCCTTATATCATGCGGATTCCCTTCCATGTTTTGCGGCGGCTGACCCGTTCAAGTCCGCGCTCGACCCGTTCGCCCAAGCCCTCTATGTCTTTATTGAAGTTGGCCTGAGACATAGGCTTCAGGCCGTTTTTATGACAGTACTCCCGATACTGCTGAAACAGCTCCTCGCGGATGCTTTCCGCGTTTTCGTCCAGCTCGCAGCATTCCTCCACGAAGGACAGCGCGCTGTTGCTTTCCACCTTGTAGCGGCGCAGCTCGGCGCGGGTGGCTTCCGTTTCGGAGAACAGGTAACCGTTGGCCATGAGCCGTTTCAAGCCGGCCAACGCCCACATAAAGATGCCGTCGCGCTCCACCGCCAGCTTCTCCAGCAGGTCGGGATCCCGTTTCTCGGGCGGCACGGTGTTCGCAAACCGGATAATGATGAGCCTGCGGTAAAAGCCCTCGCTTCGGTCTCCGTAGTTGCGGGGGATCTCGTTGCAGGAAAACAGCAGCCGGGCGTAGGGCTTGAAGCTGAAGGGGTTCTTATTTTTCCTTTCGGCGGTGATGTAGTCCTCGCCGGTGAGCGCCTTGAAAATGCCGTTGTCGTCCACGCTCTTTGAGGGCAGGTCGGCAAAGATGTTTGCAAGCTTGCCGAACAGCTCCGCTGTTTTGAAGCGGTCACTTAAGGACTGCCACGGGACGTTGCTCACGTTTTCGCTGCCCAGAAGGATTTCCTGAGCGATGGACAGCAGCGTCGATTTTCCCGCGTTGGGCGCGCCCACCAGCACGAAGCTCTTTTGGGCCTTGTTCACCGGAATCAGAAAATACCCGAATATCTCCTGCAGCAGGCGGATCTCCGGCTCCTGCAGCACGCTTTTCAAAAACTTCATGAACCGCGGGCATCCGGCGTTCTCCCGGTACGCCGCCTTAAGCTGCACCGTCGAGTAATATTCCGGCGTGTGAGGCTTGAAGCTTCCGTCGAGGACGTTGTACAAGCCGTTCGCCGCGTTGATGATGAAGGGATTGCAGTTGATTTCCCGGATGGGCTTATAAATGAGCATGCGCCACTGACCCTCGGTATCGTTGATGGCCGACATGGTGGCATACCGGTCGATGAGATGCTCGCGCACCTTGGCCGCCGCCTGTAAGTCCGACGCGGCTTTATACACGCCGCCTTCGTAGAGGTAATAGCTCTCCGCGCCATAGAAGGCGTCCACGTTTTTGGCCATGTGATTGGCCAGCAATCCGGAAACAAACCGCAGGCCCCGATCCGTCACCTCGTACCAGTCGGGAAGCTCCTCGCCCGAGGTTTCCCGCTTCGTGTCCTTATTGTCCCGATAGACTTTATACAGCTCCTTCTGCTGCGCCGCCAGCGGCCTGACCGCGCTCGCTTTCAGACC